CAGAAAATCTAGATTAATGGGTAATGACGAGTATATTCTATTTATTGAACCAAGATCTATTTGGAGTACATCATGATCGGTCAAAACATGGGAGAAATATATTACAATTGTATTCGTAATATCAGATCTAATGGTGAAGTAATAGATGCTGGAATGGGTGGTAATACATTAGAGATTATAAACCAGCAGATCACATTGGATGATCCACGTTTATTAGGTATACATGATGAAAGCAGGAAATGGAACGAGGATTATGCAATTGCAGAATTTTTATGGTATATAGGAAGAGATCGTAAAGTTGGAATAATGGATCAGTTCGCTTCTATTTGGGGAAAAATTAAAGACGAAAAAGGTGAAGTTGAAAGCAATTATGGCGAATATATATTCGGTAATCAATGGTTCTGGATTGTAAACGAACTAGAAGCTGACATGCATAGCAGAAGAGCTGTGATACCTATTCATAAATTATCTCACAAGTTTAAAAACGATTATGATCATCCGTGTACTATGTATATTCAGTTTTTAATTAGAGATCATAAATTACACTTAATCTGGAATATGAGATCTTGTGATCTTATTTATGGTTTATGCAATGATATGTTCTGTGCAGCTTTAATACTGCAGTTAATGAACAATGAAATGAAACACGATTATTTAATAGAACTTGGTTCTGTTACTTTTAATATTGGTTCATTACATGTGTATGAAAAACACTGGCCAATGATATTTAAAGCTAAACCAAGCTATGTTAGAGGTAATAGTTACGAATTAAGCGATGAGTTAGTTCAAACACAAATTAGGTCAGACGAATTTGCTATTTATGGTTACAATACTAAAGAGCAATGTTATGCGAAAATTAACAAGTTTAACAAAACACACATAAAGGGATATTTATGAACACAGAAAATGAAACGGTTTTAGAAAAGGCGTACGAAATAGTTGTTGATCGCAAAGATGAAGATCACAACGATTATGGGGAATTCACAGAGAGTATGGCGAGAGCTAAGATTATATTCTTGGGAATGACCGGTATAGATTTGCCTATACAACACATGTATTCGGCTTTAATCGCACTCAAATTATCACGCGAAGGATTTAACCACCGCACAGATAACTTGGTTGATGTTTGTGGATACATACAGGGATTAGATGATTTCTACAACGAGGTGAAACGAAATGTCGTTAATAACGATACGGACGAGTAGCGAGAAAGTAGATAATTATTTATCTGGAATCTTTTTTATGGCGGAAAAAGTATTAAACGAGAATGCTGACCTAAATAATAAAGAACATTGGTTTACAGTAACTATAGATCAGGGAGACGACGATGTTATTACCAGCACTGCAGTTCAGCAAGACGAGGAAAGTGATATCACCGAATAGAGCTCATTCATTAGACGCAGGAATAGATTTCTATGTTCCAGCAGATTTTGAGCAAAAGGGATTAGCACCGAATGAAGCTTTAAGAATCAAAAGTGGTATCAAAGTAAATGTACCTCAAGGTTATGCTTTAATAGCATTCAACAAATCAGGTATATCTACAAAACTCGGTTTAATAGTAGGAGCTTGTGTAATAGATTCTGGCTATCAAGGCGAGATCAGCATTCATATAATCAATACCAGCAATAAAAATATTTGGATACTTCCAGATATGAAAATAGTACAGTATTTACTCGTGCCTATTGCTGAGTCTATACCGGAAGAAGTCGAAGAAAGTAAATTATTTCCATATTCTTCAACGAGAAGAGTTGGCGGTTTTGGAAGTACTGACTCAAATATAACCTATATGAATCCCATTGAACAAGGAATGTATGATGACGACCCAAACCCATACGATGGAAACTACTCAGAAACCTGATAGTTTTGTTTATGGCCCACATTTTGATATGTTTTATAAACATTATCAGCATTGCAGAATGGCATTAGAACTAATGGGTGGTAAAACACCTAGCTGGATTATTAATTACTTGGCTGCATTTGATTTAACAACTCGATATTATACGGAGATTCCCAAGTGGAAGAAGAAAGAACCATCGCTGACATACCTATTAAACACAGATACGGAATATTCCCCGCAACAGTTATCGGAGATAGCCGTCTCAAAGCGGGACAACTTAGATGCTTAATGTCAATACTAGCTTGGCGTAGCAACAGAACCACTAACACAAGACCAATACACTTAGAAGCTCTGCAACTGATGATGCCTATGTACACTAAGGGCAGCATCCAGAATTATATGCAGGATCTTAGAGCTTTCGGTTATATAGAGATAACACCGCGTCCTGGTACTACCTCGATGTACACAATCTGCGATAAAGCTGATGCACATATTCAGTATGAAGAACATCGTGGAGAGCAGGTGGAGAGCAGCGCTGCTGACCAGCTGGCTAGCAGTGTAGCTAGTGTAAAGAATATTAATAATAAAAAGAATAGTAGGTTTATGGCTGTGTGGGCTTGCTACCCTGAACACAGACGCAATACAATCGCCCGCGATTCGAAAACGTGGAGAGAGTTTGGTGATGAAGCATTAGTTGATGTTATTGTTGACGACCTAGAAGCTCGCAAAGAAACAGAAGCTTGGACAGGTGAAGATGGTAAGTGGGTTCCTGGACTAAGAAAATATTTAGAGAACAGGACCTGGGAAACTAACCCTCTCAAATCCAAAGATGACTTCTGGAAGAAACTATGAATAAGAGAATGAAGGAAATAGCTAAAACTTTAGAGTTAGATGATTCTCAAATTCATAAATATCTAAAAGGTGATGAAAAGTCTTATGTCCAATCACCGTTAGAATTCTTTGATGTGGCAATAGAGCATTTAGAAAATAGAGGTTTACATCCTGGTGGTAGATTACCTTGGGAAATAGATTTCAACATATTACCTCACACATTAACTATTTGGGCTGGAATGAATGGACACGGTAAAAGCCTTATAGTTCAACAGGTTATGTTATATCTCATGACTGGTGATTACTCTTCGCGAGAAGAAAAAGTCTTAATGTGGTCGCCAGAGTTAGCTCCAGTATACCAACTAGAGAGATTAGCCAGACAAATAGTAGGTGATCCTTATCCTGATCCTGCAGAAGCTGAAGAAGCCTGGTGCTGGTTAAATAACAGGTTATGGTTATATACTAGAGAAATAGATTGTGGTCCAGAACAGTTAATCGCAGCAGCAAGATATGCCCAAGAAGAACTCGGTGTTACTCAGTTTGTAATAGATTCATTAATGAAGGTAAATCTTGGATCACAAGAACGAAATATATATTTAGCTCAAAAGAATTTTGCTAATATATTAGCTAATGTATGCAGAGATACTGGTATATGTATTCACCTAGTTGCTCACGTTAGAAAACCAGAGAATGAATTAAAGCGAGTAAGTAAATACGATATTAAGGGAGCATCTGAATTAACAGATTTAGTTGATGCAGGCTTTATGGTTCATCGCAATAAAACTGAAGAAAAGGCTAGAGAAGAAGGTAGTGAGCCAAAAGAACCATTAGCTGCATTAGAATGCTTTAAGAATAGACATGGTGGACATGAACCATCTTGTGGCCTTGAGTATGAGCATGATGGTATGACATTTTTTGATCATGGTAATAAAAAAGAAAACTTCTACGAGAAATACGTTGGACAGAGAAAAACCCCATTCTAGTATTCCATACGAATTAGTTGAATGCAAGGTTAAAAACTGTACAATTCAACACGATAAATTTTACAGCAAATGCTGGGAGCACTTACATGAGAACACAGAACTGGAAAAACGTAGAAAGGCAGGCAGCAAAGCTTTTCGGAGGTACAAGGACAGGGTGCAACGGGGAGAGTCGACGCGATATAGAGCACCACGACCTCTCTATTGAGGTTAAACACAGGAAGATATTTCCTGATTGGTTACACAACGCTATGGGACAAGCTGTAAGAGAAGCTGAGCACCGTATACCAATAGTTTATTTGCACGAACGTCATATGAAATTTGAAGATGGTTATGTGGTCATAAAAGCTAAAGATTTTCAAGAAATTTATAAAGCATATGATAGAAAAAATGAAGTGTAAGTGAAATTTTAGACGTGATATAATAACTTCTTTAAACAACTCGAGAAAAAAATGGGAAATTATACGAATAAATATTTTTATCCGGAATGGGTTTGCAATCTGTTAAAGCATAATCCGTATACGAGAGGACATAAACCTTCCGACATAAGTGTCACCCAACTTATTGATTCTCCACAAGTTTTACAACTTCGTAAAGCTCACCGAGATGATATAGAAGAAGATGTATCTGATAGAATATGGGCTATATACGGCAGTGCCGTTCACGCCATAGCTGAAACAGCTAACACCTCGTCTTCAGATATTTTAACAGAGAAAAGATATCACCATAAATATGGAGACCATATTGTAACTGGTCAGTATGACATATACGATATGCAAACTAAAATTATTTATGATTTCAAAACCGTCTCATCTTGGTCACTAATTAGAGGACCAAAAGAAAGTTGGGTTAATCAGTTAAATGTATTAGCTGATCTCATGAGAAAAAACGGTTGGGAAGTGAAGGGGTTAAGCATAGCAGCTCTTGGTAGAAACTGGGATGAGAAAATATCCCTAACGAATAAGTCATATCCTGATAAAGCTTTAATGATGTATGATATAGAGATGTGGCCAGAAGATGTAGCAGAGGTGTACATAAATAAAAGATTACAGGCTCACTTTTTTAATGATCCAATGTGTGCATTAGATGAAAAGTGGGCAAGTGAAGAAAAGTGGGCTGTAATGAAAGAGGGAAGAAGCAGAGCCGTAAAACTTTTCGTATCAAGAGATGAAGCAAACGATTTCTTAATTATCCAGAAAGATCAGGATAAATTAAAAATAGAGCATAGACCTGGCTACAATATGAGATGTGCTAGGTATTGCAATGTTCAACCATTTTGTCCACAATATGCTAAGGAGAATAAAGCATGAATAAGGGAGTAAATGTGTTTTACGAAACACCGATGTTTATTTGTATGTTTCCACACCTGGAGGAAACTGAAAAGTTCCAGGAACAAGATACTGGTCAGTATAGTATCACTATGCTCTTCCCTAAAGAAGAGGTTACCTTCGAAGAGGTTGATGAGAAAATCAACGAAGCTGCTGAAAACGATGAGAAGGTAAGCAAGAGTAAAAACTGGCATCATCCTCTCAAAGATGGTGATGAGATGGGAAAAGAGTGGTCGCTTGGTGTATGGGTATTAAAAGCTAAAACTAAGTTTCCTGTTAAAGCTGTAAACTCTCAAGGTGCAGAAATAGATGTAGGTGAAATATGGAATGAAGCGATATGCAGAGCGCATGTTGTCTTTCGCCCTTACATAGCTGGCGGTAATAAGGGAGTTACTTGTTCGCTTAAAGATATTCAATATATCAAGGGTGGCGGTGGTGGAGGAGGTGTCTCCGTACCTGCTTTTACACCGTTAGAAGACGTGCCGTTCTGACATTCGGGCCCACCCGGGGACAACCTAGGTAAATCATTATTCTAGGCTCTGTCCCCTTTTTTTATGGAGAAACAGGTTTGAATAAACACGGAAGATCGATTGATAAAACTTTCTTATCGATAGACAAGGCAGAAGAACGTGGACTTATACATCGAGACTACATTGCACACTGTTTACGTTGGAGTCATGTTGCTGACTTTATACGAAAAAAGAAAAGGTGGTTAACAGCTGATATAGTAGATATAGGACCAGGTAAAGAATTACCCTTAGCTAAAACCTTATATGTAAACAGAACTCCACCTAAGTCTTATACAGCAATAGATGTTTCAAAGATAGAGATTCCATCTATGTTTGATAATTCTAGTTGGAAACCTACATATATTTTAGAAAAGACCGATGCAGCTAAGTTATCACCGGATAATTTATATGTACGACCTAACATAGTTGTATGCTTTGAGGTTATAGAACATGTAGAACCTGGTCATGCTAGAGCTATATTAAAAAGAATACAGCAATGGTTAGTACCAGATGAAAATGCTAGAGCATTTATTAGTACTCCTAACTGGGATCCCAAAGTAGGTGCGGCAGGTAACCACGTAAATGAGATGGATCATCAGGCGTTAGGAGCTTTAATAGAAGATATAGGCTTTGGTATACACGCAAGACATGGAACGTTTGCATCTCAAAAAGATATATTACCGAAAATGAGTGTTGAAGATAAACACCTGTTTCAACGCTTAAGCAGATATTACGATAGCAATTATTTGTCTACTATCTTCGCTCCCTTGTTCCCAGCGCAGAGTAGAAATTGCTTATGGGTATTAACAAAAGAAAGAAACTATCATATGCGTAAATTCCCTAATTTAAGAAATTTACCACATGTATGGACTTCGTCAGAAAAATGGAGAGAGCTCGATGGATAGTTACCAATCATATATACACAAAAGCAGATATGCTCGTTATCTACCTGAACTCAAACGGCGCGAAGAATGGGACGAAACCGTAATTAGATATGCTAGCTTTATGTGGGATAATAAGCATAATATAGATATAGTCATGGCTATTATAGATATGGAAGTAATGCCCTCTATGCGCGCCTTCATGACAGCAGGGCCAGCTTTAAGTAAGGATCACGTTGCTGGTTATAACTGTTCTTACCTTCCCATAAACAGAATGAGAGCATTTGATGAAACTCTTTATGTGCTGATGTGTGGTGTAGGTGTAGGCTTTTCAGTTGAGCGTCAATACATAGCAGAATTGCCGGAAGTATCAGAAAATTTCTTTGATACCGATACAATTATAACAGTTCGCGACAGTAAAATAGGTTGGGCATCAGCCTATAAAGAATTACTTGCTATGTTATGGACTGGTATGATACCCAAATGGGATATGTCTAAGATAAGACCATCTGGCGCTAGATTAATTACATTCGGTGGTAGAGCATCTGGTCCAGAACCACTTGAAAGATTATTTCGGGTGACAACAGAAATTTTACGGGGTGCCGCCGGAAGAAAACTAACTTCTATAGAATGTCATGATCTAATGAATTACATAGGAGAAGCGGTTGTAGTAGGTGGGGTACGTCGTACAGCAGAAATATCACTCAGCAATCATTCAGACGAGAGGATGCGTAATGCAAAAATGGGAAACTGGTTTGGAGACAACCCACAAAGAGCGTTGTCAAACAATTCCATATGTTACACAGAGCGACCTGACGTGGGTGCTTTCATGCGAGAGTGGTTGGCTATTTACCAATCCGGAAGTGGAGAGAGAGGGATATTCAATCGTCAAGCGTGTAAAGATATGGTCCCCGAAAGGCGAGATAGTGATTGGGATTTCGGAACAAACCCATGCTCAGAAATAGTACTTCGCCCGAATCAGTTCTGCAATTTGTCTGAGGTTATAGCCAGGCCAAGTGATAGTATAGAATCATTAGCTGAAAAAGTAGAAATGGCTACTATACTAGGTACAATACAATCTACCTTAACTAACTTTAGGTATTTATCCACTAAATGGAGAAAAAATACTGAAGAAGAAAGACTTCTGGGTGTAAGCATCACAGGTATATATGATTGCCCAGCTCTATATAACTCTACAGTAAGCGAATTAAATAAACTGCGGGATAAAGCTATTGAAACAAATAAAAAATGGGCAAAGAAACTTCATATTAGTGAGTCTGCAGCTATTACTTGTATCAAGCCTTCTGGTACTGTTTCTCAGCTGGTCAATAGCGCTAGTGGTATCCATCCTCGTTATAATGATCATTATATTAGGCGCGTACGCAATGACAAAAAGGACCCGTTATCACAAACAGTAATAGACTCTGGTGTTCCTTATTCTAGTGATCCATATAACGGTAACGCGTGGGTGTTTGACTTCCCAATGAAAGCTCCACCTAAGGCTATAACCCGAAAGAGTCTTGGCCCGCTAGATCAACTAGAATTATGGAAACACTTCGCTTCACATTATTGCGAACATAAACCTAGTATGACCTGCTATGTAGGTGAGAAAGACTGGCCCGAAGTGGGTGCATGGGTATGGAAGAACTTTGATATAAT